AACTCTCAGAAATTCTCGAAAACCACAAACAAATCCCCGATAATTGGAAACCCATTCCATCGCCCTACATGGAAGGGCCTAGGGCTTCTTACTATACGGAAGCGAATGATTGGCCGCTTTCGCGATGCCATATCATGACTAGCGAGTATATCATTAGCGTTCCTCAGGGTGGACCACTAGACACACCTCAAACTATTGAGCTTTTGCTTGACGCGGCGTCGCGTGATCCGCTGTATATTATCTTTGGGTTGTACGCTCTGACCCTTCAGCACATGGGGCCTACATTTACTCATGCGGAATCTAGGCCATACATTAAGACGACTGAAAATGGGCGTAAGGTGTGGCTTCGTCAACGCATGGTTCTTGAAGGTGAAGACATTGGATTCATTTACGAGGCGGATTATATTCTTGATGTTCTTTCCGAAGCCGCTGTGGATACGGTGAAGAAGATGTGTAAGAAGATTATTGCCACTACTCCTCTAGGAGGTAAGTGATGTTCAGCATCTCACCCAATGTAGACAAGGTCATATATTCCTTGTGTACTAACGTTACAATAACAGTTTCCAAAGGAGTGACGATCTTATACAATGGCTAAGAAATATGGCCAAAGACGATAGAAAGGAAAACTAATGTTTATCCCAACCATTTCCGAGAACGATGCCCGCAAACAAGCCCGGGACGTGCTCAAGTCAATTGTCGCGGTTGTCGATCTTTACGACTTTGAAAGCTTCTTCAAAGAAACCGTATATTGCAAGAACGACATTTACTACATGAAAGGCTCGGAAGAAGTCTTTGAGGCGCTTAAACTCACTCAGGATGTCATGAAGATTCTTGCCAAGTCGATTCAAACCGACATGGCAGCGAGCAATATCAAAAATATTAATGTGATCCCCAGAAAGGATCACGTAGAACTGAAGCGCAAGAACTGTTGTTATATAGTTACGAAGTTTTCCGATTATGCTAAGTCAAAACCCAGCCTTGAAATAATGAAGCATTTCAAGGAGTATAATATCGTGTTTTATTTTGCGTGTGAAGAAATTCAAGGCTTTGGAGGGAAATACATGGGAAAAACCGTTGATATTGTAAAGATTGACGATAACTACAATATAATTTTTCCAGACAATGGCAGATTGGGTAAGTTTGACCATCTTGAAGATGCTAGACGGTTTCTTGAATTGTTTCACTGATAATAGATAAAGGAAACACCCTCCCGAAATTGGGAGGGTGTTTCACGTGAAACACTCAGCGACGCAACTGCTTGAAATACGGCTCAAGCAGCATATACACACCCTGACCGACAGCCAGAATTCCAGCAAACACACCGGCGAACTTGGACCATCCAGCGGGATACAGGCTAGCCCAATACCCTAGTCCGGTCAGAAAAATAGTGACGGCGACGAAGGCAAAATACTGAGTCTTGCCACTCCACCCGCTCTTTTGAATGAGCGCAGCAAAAACTGGAGCAACCAACCCAGCGAAAACAGTGAATTCCATCACCGGTCACCCCCGTCAGCGATCTTGGGAACAATCTCACCAAGAGCTTTCTTGACTTCCTCACGCACGGCCGCTACAATAGCGTCGCCATTGATTCCGCGAGCGTCAGACAGTGCCTTGACAGCGGCCTCCAGTCCGACAACACTATGACGAATCGTCCACGTATCCTCCGCAATCCGGGTTAGCGCGGGACCGGACACAGCTCGGTTGAATTCGACACATTCCACCAACTGGCTATTCTGGGTTTCGTTCATTTCATCCTCCTTAGGAGCCTGATATGGTGTATCAGGGATGTATCGCCTAATATTAATGATGCTAGCACTCCCCGTCAGGCGACGATCGTACAGGGAATGCAGGTTCGGACCCTTCTCAGGGCCTCCGTGACCGATGGTCATTGGACGGCCATCGATAATGCCGACATACATTTCCACATGGGACACACGGCCGCCATATACGGACGGCCAACCCATGCAGATAACATCGCCAGGGCGAAGAATATCGGTGTCAACGTTTCGTATGTTAGACGTGACAGCAATCGTGCTGCCCGTTTCGGCCATATTGAAACTCTTATTGCCAATATTCATGCCAATTTGGCGGTAGGCCCACCCGATAGTACCAGAGCAATCACTTGCACCGTACTTTGTGGGCTGCGTACGCCGCCAATCGTTGGTGTAAATACACCCACCCCGAATACGCATCATGGCTTGTACGACGGTAGCTCGGAGATGTTCGGCGTTCACTGATAGTCACTAAGCATTCGCTTAATTCCTTTCATATCATCTTCAAGCGTTTCAAGACGTTTCATGACGCCAGGCCTTCCCGGAACGCCGGGACGGTCTTGCTCGCCTTGAAAATCGTCAAGGAATTGTTGAAGTTTTCGAAACAGCGGGGCTAATTTTAGTGTTATCCCCGTAAGGAAGGATACGGCGATAAAACCATTTATCGACCACACGATTGCGGGCGCAATATGTTCCATGTTTTTTTACCACCTTTTAAAAATGTCTAGGAAGCTATTGCGAACATGCTTGTTCGCAAAAGCAATCCTGCCATGATTATAGCAGGTCCGCCAGTGTGATGCAAGCTTTGAGTTCCAGGGAAGAAGCACTGTGTCGTCCCTCACTTCCTCAATCTTTTTCACCCACGTGATAAGGTCCACATTCGGGCACCTGTCGGAAACATACCATTCAGCCATATTAGGAGAAGACCACAGCGATAACCGCACTCCTCGCAACCGTATAAAACCACGAATATTCATATGCGACGGTTTCTCAGCGATCATGTAGTCACCACCGTCAGCAAAAGCGTTGTCCAGGGCATAGTTGGCGTAATCAGGTGATGTGGCCCGGACAAACTGAGCGAATCGAGACTTCTCAACCTCCCTAAGATAGTCCGTGGAATCCACAAGATTCACACAAACATAGCCGTTGGCGAACGTCTGAAATTCTTTCGACGTGTCAAGATCGTACCTAAGCAAATGCGGATTAGAAAGCTCAACAGCGTTTCCAAGAAAATACGCACGCACACGATCATTGAAACGGTCCAATGTGTTATAGAAATTGTCAAACACAACGTCTTCATTGGGAAGATACTGTGTCAATCCTTTTTCTTTAATGAACTCATCGAAAATGACTTTCGTAACCTCGTTGAAAACACCAGATTTTGACTGTTGCGACGATGACAATACACGAGCCATCCCCATAGTTTTCCACTTGTCACCAACCAGTGTTTCGAAAACATGCCCGTTGACGCGGAATTCTACACCAGGAAATTTCATCGACACGTCACCAAAAAACGAGTTAATTTCACGCAATTCGCCCTTGTGTCGGCGAAGGTACACGAATTGCTCACCGTTTTTCAGATATGCTTTAATGCATTTCTTTTTGAGTGCAAACGACTTCCCGTCGCCTCGCTGTCCAATGACGAAATTATACATAGCATTGTACGAATCCAATTTATTTGGATTGTAGTACACATGAGACGGGAGCGCCATCAGAGAAACCTCCTTACGGTCCACACAGTTGCTGAGCCTAAATACCCCTTACCGAACAGATTATTATATGTAGGACCTTTAGACCTCCCGCCAGCTCCGCCACCGTGACCCCAAGAATGCGTGCCGTCACCTGTGTACAGCTCCACATGCGAAATTCCAGACGAATGGTACGATCTAGCGTAATTAAGGCCCATACATACAACATCGGCTGCACGCCATTTCGACGGGTCCCAACCGCGTGGACCCCGCCCGGACTGAACCTCGCGGCCCCGCCGGGCAATGTCGAACGAACGCCCGCCAATGTCTATTCCCGCTATGTCAAGATAGGCACGTCGAATAGTTGAACTACAGTCACCGCCGCCTGTGCGGTCAGGGTCCCACCTGTCGCTGCCGTTGGTATAATAGAATTTTCCTTTGCGGTCCGCCATCCATTTGACAATTCTCGCGGCCTTAGAGGAATCACCGCCCCCGCCACCACCACCTCCGCCAGGGGTTTCGGGAGTGACTCCAGTGTCTTCGGGCGACGACGGAACGTCCGCACCGGCAAGCGCGGCGTTGACGACGTAAATTCCACCATTTGTCAAGGTGGCCCAATGGTTTTTACCGTCACGCATGCGAACAAGCAAACGGTTGCCATGGGACTCAATATAACCGATGTTGCTATCCTGCCGTTCCGTCACGTCAGGAATTCCGTCACCGTCCAAATCCTGTCCGCCAAGGCCGTCGCCGTCATCGACGACCGGCCCCTCGTTTCCCGGACTTGGCGCTGGGGCCGTGTTGCCGTCCAATTTTATATTACCAGGGTTCATTGCCTTAATAATACGATACGAAGTATTGTACCTATTGCGGTATTTTCCGAAAACAGGCTCATTTAGCAAAGCCGAATGCAACCTGTCTACAGACGACGTAGGCCCAACGGCACGCAAAAGACGGCGAGCACGCGCGGGAGACTGGTGGTACGCTACGCAAAACATGATATATGTTTGCGTATTTTTCTCACGCGACAGACCCAATGCCGCCGCCGTTGCGGCATACGATTCAAAATCTTCAAGCGCTTGTTTAACCTGTATATTAGCATTTGCTCTAAGACCGCTTCTAATAGATTCGCCTTCAGCGCGAGTAAGATACCGCGAACCCGCGCCAGGGCCGCCCCGTCCTAACCACGCCTTAAGCGACGCCGCCATGCCGGACATAGACGTGGGATTCTCCTTTAACATACGATTGATAACATTGACTGCACGCGGACCGAACCACTGCATAAACCCAACCGTGATAGGATCGCTATAGTAAATAGCGTCCCATCGGTTGTTTGATTCAACCGTGCCAATTGCGTTAACAAGAACGCGTTGTGATAGAGAATCCCACGCCATTTTACATCACCTTATGTCAACAAACGTCGCACGCACGTAAACGGCAGTAGTTGCGCGGTTAACGTCAATATGCACATTTCCCTCAGGCTCCCATTCGAGAACCGCATCACCAACGAACTCGGGGGACGCCCCAGCAACATACGAAATGGCGTTAACAACAATTTTACCAGTAGACTTAATGCCAATATTTGTCCGCTGTAGGAATCCAACGTTGGAAATCCGTCCCTGTTGAAGGGTTGTCCCATTTTGGATAACCCCGGTCAATGTGACGGTATCACCGTCTTTAACCAAGATAACATTCGATTGCGATTCGAAAGAACCGGCAAAGGGGATAGACCGCTTGCTGGTATTCGTGAGATTCATCTGATCCCACGTTGTGCCATTGTGTCTATAAATGGTATTCCCGCCGACAATGGCAACAATTCCCGCAACCGTTTGACCCGCGGCGGCAACAGCCGACGACAGGGACGGCAGGTCATTGACCGATGCACACTGTAATACAGCACTGCCTTTACGGTCATACTGAATTCCCGCAGAATCGACACGCAAATATTCAGACGGCTTGAACGCCGAAATGTCGCCAGTCAAACGCTCTAAAGCGTCGGTTCGAGCGTCCAAAGCGACAATGTCCTGAGCGTTTTTGTCAATCTTAGTATATTGCTGAGCGATCTCAAGGTTGAAATGCTGGGTGATGCTTTCGTCAAGGCCTTTAACGCTTTTCTCAATTTTAGCATTCGTGTCAGTTTTCAACTTCTCAAAACCGGACTCAAGGCGATTGGCCAAGGCGGACGCATTGCTCGCGGCGGTCTGCACTTGAGCAAAACCTTGATCGACTTTAAGGTTGTCCGCGTTATGATCACCGATAGACAGGCGGTCACCGGCAACCCATTGGTTGAGCTGAAGCTGGGGAGTTTTGTTCGTGCTAGGCATTATAGCCCTCCAATCTGAATATTTTTATTCACGTCCGAATTTCTGTCGGCCATGATATTGGTAAACGTTGTGAACGCCTCAGCATTATAGTACGAAACGTCCACATCTAGATTCTTCGCAAACGGGCCAGTCAAATCCAATGCCCAATATAGCGAATCGAGACATTTTTGAATGGGCATAACGGCACCGGTTACCGGGTCAGTGGCCACGCCGTCGGCCGCCCCTGCGTCGATGTAATCACGGAGCTCCTTTAGACCCTCGTCTAGTGCTCGGTAAATTTCCACGCGGAAAGAAGCGAGTTTTTCTTCAACTTCTTTAATGACCTTACCGGAAAGCGCTTCAGCGTCCTGAATACGCTTTTCGAAACCGTCCACCTTCTCAGACAAGTTTCGTATAATCTCAAGCAAAGTAAGCTTGTCGCTATAATAAGACGTGCCATTACTCTGCACGCCGCCAAAACCAGTAGTCATTACCACCATCCCCTAAACGGATTGAACATGCCGAAAGGAATATTCCACGTACGTTGCGGGAACAACCAATCGAGCTGTGTGTCAAGCTGATAAAATAGAACCTCAAGCTCGGATATGATCATCGTATCTATGTTGAAGTAGCTTGTCAAGAAGCCTGACGCTACCTCTGCGTAACTCTGTGTGCGACCTTTCGAACGGCTTTTGGACTCTCCCGAACGCGTTTCACGTGAAACACTCCCGGACCTAGACGCCGACGAATCGGACGACGATGTGGCACCCGAGGTTTCACCGTCGTTAACGCCAGTAGCATACAACCCGTTAGGATTCGCGTCATAATCATACGGATGGTCACTCGCCCGCGTTCTCGACACCGACGTGGAAGTACCCTTCCCGTCGGACTTGGATGTTGCTTCATTCGTCGCCGTTGAATCCCCGTCGGCTTTAGTGTACGATTCGCTAGACGTGTCATACGTCAAAAACGGGTCAATTCCTTCACCGGCTTTAATCGCCGTAAAAAGCTGGTTATAATACGGCATTATCTCATTCATCTTAACATTAAGGCGGTGAATGAATAGTTCTACGGTCTCATGAGCTATTTCACGCATAAGAAAATGGTCTGTTATTTTCTTATTCAAACCCTCACGGTATGATTCGTCAAATATTGGGTAGTTTTTCAACCCGATATCAACACCTTTCCGTAAAATATCACGCAACAAAATCGTGTGCTCCGTCATCGGGACCACTCCTTTCGCCTGCAAATTGCACGGAAATGTTCGTGCCAAAAAGTTCGTTACACCTTTCGGCTGCCTGTTGGCGGGACTTAAGCCCGCTTGAACGTATCACTTCTAGCTGCTCTTCAACGGAATTCACTTCATCCGTGATGAGCCGCTCCTTTTTCTGAGTATTGGCGCTTTTTACGCCTAGCATGGTCATACATTCATTCCAAATACGCGTGCGCGCCTCTTGGACCTGCAACACGTCTTCGCCTTTCGCGCCAGTATTGAAGACACTTATTTTTTGGGCAATCGTATCGCCCATGCCTGAATCATAATTAATAAGCGCGGGACTGCCGTTAAGCACAGCCTTAAACGCCTCTATGGCGGCATTGCGCGTATCCTGATCTACTGACACGATAAACGGCATGCGTAGAGCCTTGTGATTAATGTCAATTGTGCGATCAAACTCTTGCAAACGCGATGCGTAATACGCGATGATATCAACGTCCGGTGTTCTGGTCCAATTAGACCAACACGGCGCACATTCACTCGCCTTGGCCTTGAACTGGATAATGGCATTATCGCCCATAAGGTGTAATTCAGTGGGGTTGCCATACGAATTTGTAATATTGACATTAGAGGCGCGAAGGAACATCGTCACCCCAATGTTCGGCGGTTGAACAAATGCGCCAAGCCCCGACTCGATAAGAACACGCTCGATGTAGCGCTCTTCTACAGTGTCGGGGAGATTGTTCCACCGATACCGCGACATGGTTAGTTCCATAAGGATTCTGCCATAAATAGAATATTTCCACGTCGCATCGAACTCGTGAGGCGACGACGGTTGAATGATCCCCATGGCCGCGCTTTCTAGCGGCCTCAATTTTCTAGTCATAGGTAAACCCCTTCCACGGGCTTATTGTCGAATGGATCGATGTTTCCGATGTCGGACGGTGACTTCCACACGGTCACACCCTTCTCGAAAATAGCGCGCAAAACATTTTTGTACGTTGTTGGCATTCTACCGTCAACGATCGTCACGTCTTGACATTTCCAGAAAGTAAAATGTGTCATTGTTTGGAAGTTCTGCGGGAAACGCCCAATCCATCTGGAAATTGCGTAACCATACCTTAACCAGTATTCGCCGATCATTTCAACGGCTTGCGGCGATATCATCTTGAGCTTTGTGTATATAGCAAAACCTTCATTAACGAATTGCCACATGTCGCCGCCCATCTGCCCATTGACAGACGGCGGCAACATCCGCGCGTCGCGAACCTTCGCGTTGATGCCCGCAATAGCATTAGAGTAATCGCCCTTGGCCGCCCATTGTGCGTAATCGTAATTACGCGCATTATTTGCCATGCCAACGTTAAAATTATTTCTCGCCATGGCGGCAGACGTTCCGGCAGAAAGCGAAGTGGCAGCATTCCTCGCTTCAACATCTGCTGCAAAATTAGCACGATTCTGCATTTGCGATGTCGCTCCTGACAACGCGCTCATGCCAAACGCCGTTGCCGCACCGCCGATTCCGCCAGAAAGTCCACCGCTAATAGTTGAACCAGCGATTCCGCCTAGAGTTCCAATCATACTATTATCGATATGCGCCTGACCTTGCCTATTGGCGATCCCTGCCATACCGTACATTTGAGAGACGCCGAGGGCGTTGTTAGCCAACATGTTCTGCATTGACGCCGAATTGTTGTTATATGCGAGATTGGCCGATTGTATTGCCTTTTGCTGGGACCAATCAGCGGAATCGAACGCAAATTTAATCGAGTGGGCATTGGATGCCATGTAATTCAAATACGAATTTGACGCCACCGGAATCTGTGGCAGGTTATAGAAGCCGGTTTGTGTATTGTATGAATCATACCCGTCCTTGCCCGCATTGTACGCAGAATTGTATTTAATGGGTGTAATGATTCCACGCGCATTCGGCTGTGTATACGACAAACCATACCTGACCTTAAGATCATTGTCCGCAACCTTTTCCGGCTTAAGAATAAGCGGATTGCCCGTATATGTTGTAATCTCAATGGCGGAATAGGGAAATGTCATAAATTTCTTAAGGTGTGCATAACGGGCGTGACGTTTAACGGTTTCCCAACGGAAATCCTTAAGAAGAGTCATTTCCTGCTGAATATTTCCTTCGCTGGTGTCAACATAATACGTTATCCCGCCAGAGTGTCGCGGCTGAAACCCGAACGACGGCAACATTCCGCCGCTAAAGGGGAGCGCCGTAATGGACTGAATCCCCTGGGCGATCCAGGGGGTAGCTTTAATTTTGTCAAAAACTTTAACTAAATTATCTTTATCGACGATGTAATGTCCAGTCCCTACAGGCAATGAGCCTACACGTGAATCCGCCGGAATGCCCAAGTTTGGTTTTTCAACGGTTCCCGCATTTTCCATAATGTTGGTAGAGGATGCTATAACGTAAAACGCCTCCCACACCGAAGCCAAGCGAAGTTTAGTCTCAGAAATGTTAACATATTCATCGCCAAGATCAAAACCTTCCGGCACGGTGAGGCGGTATGATCCCTGACCGAAAAACATATTTTTATCAGCAAGGCCCACATGGCCTCGCTCAACAAAACAACGCCCAAAAATTGCCTTATGGATATATGTCTGCCAGGCGTCAAGCGACACGGTGAATTGGGTGCTAGAAGGGGTGTGGTACTCTATGTTGTCGATAAAATAGGCGTAAAAAGCGGGGCGGTCTCCATCGACGTTTTCCCCGCCGTTGCGTATAAGAATGTAATTATAGTTCTGTGCCAAAGCGTAAGGCACTGAAAGAATGATGGGTTCGCCAGGTTTAATGACAACCGTCCTTTTCAGGGCGTGAATATCGTGGCGGCGCTCACGCAAACAGTAGTCCGTGAGCGCCTGGGAACTCCACATTACAACATTCCTGTAATCTGAATCCCACGGCACGGTGGTAAGAATTACTTGCGAATCCGCTTTCCATTCGACAGCAGACATTTCAATCCTTTCATGAATGAGCGGGGCCGGAAAGGAAGGCAAACGGCCCCGCTCAATCTTAGTGTATCACTCGGCGTGCTTTTTAACCCGCTTAGTCCGGTCAAGTGTGTCACTGTCCACATACTCTCCCGTAAGCTTGAGGTCAAGAGTCTTCGTCTTGTCACCGAGCTTAACCGTAACAGTCAACTTGTTAGACGATTCGTCCCCGGCGATAACAAGGTAATCCTGGCGAGTAAGCATTGTGCGCTTACTTTCATTTCCGGTAAGTACAGTGGTATAACCGAACTTTTCATCATCGGCGTTCACCACAAGTCGCACAACATCGCCAGACGCCGCCGTCGTGACGGTTGCGCCGCTGGCATCCTCAAAGTGGGCGTCCACCGTCTTCGCAACAGGTTTATATGCTGTAATAGGAGTCTCCTTCCTGCCGAGACCGATAAGCGGTGCAAACGGGGAGGGACTGTAAATACCCTGACGCAAAAGATTGTGATTAATATTATAACCAACCGGATTGCGCATCGTGGTAATTTCCTCCCACGTGTCAATGCAGACAAAGAACTTGTCCGTCGTAATCAGCATGTCAACACCGTCGGGCATGTCTTCATCTGGCAACGTAAAAATACGTTGGTTGAGATTGGACAATTCCAAATTGTAAGCGGCGGCGAGGGATGTGACATCCAAATCCGCCTTTGTCGTAGCGTCGGTGAAGATCACAAGCTCGTCAGCATGCGCTCGCATGGTGATACCTGCGGGGTTGTACTTATTGTCAGGCCTAGCCGTGATAGTGTTAATCACACCTTTAGCCTTGCGCAAAAGGGCATCTGTTTGCTCCTTATTTCCACCGGTCAGTGCCGGGGTCTGATAGTGGAACACCCAGCCTTTGTCCGTGACCTGCTTCAAAAGGTTACACATGATAAGATACTCGTCAAGAGCATCCCCATTAAGTAGCGTATTCACCGTCGCACTAATCAGCCCGGAAAGCAGCGTGTCGTTAGTGGCGACTTGCTTAAATGCGCTGATTTTGGTAGACGCCTTATAGCGATCCTGACGATTAATGCTGTGGAACGCTGTCTTGACTTCGGGGTCAAGAGACCCGAAAATTTCACGCTCAAGCTCGCCTTCTGGCAGGTCCTGGAAGCCGGACACGCGGGACCTGGCATAATCCATCTGAATTTCTTCAATGGTGGAACCAAAATCCATGGTGCCTTTCTTGAGGGCACGAAGCGGGTTTTCCTCTTGCCTGTCATGCAAAAGCTCAAGCCCGATTCGATTAAACATCGTATTTAGGACTTCATTGAACATAGGCCAATCTTTTGTGATAGCATCGACCGATTCCTCGATGGACTCCTTCGTTTGAGTATTAATGCGATCTGCGTATGTAGGCGAAAGTTCGCCCTTGATAATTTGGAGCATTTCTTTATTAGAACGCTCCGTGAACTGTTTTTTGAACATTTCTTATCTCCTTAGAAAAGGTCATCTATGGTAAGTTGAACTTCTTCATCTAGCGAGTTTTCTTCACTAGATTCAATTCCTACCTGCATAAGCAAATCGTAATTTGCTGCCTTGAGTGCAATATTTTCTGCCTCTTTAGCTTCTAGTGCCGTTTCGAGAGTTGCTATCTTGGCGTTTGCACCTTCAAGCAATTCAGCGTAGTTGACGGTTTCTTCCGTCGTGGTTTCTTGGCTGATGTTTTCCTCAGTTTTTTCTTCGGTAGAGGAATTTTCCGTATCTTCGGTAGGCATTATTACTCCTATGCATAGGGAAGGGCACCCGCTTTTAGCGGGTGCCCCCATTGTATCGCAGCTATTTAGCTATGTCAACCCCGACTGGGTCCCACCCCAACCGCATAGGGCGGGATCAACCGTGGGTCCCTAGCGCGGTCAACAGGGCGACTAGCAAAGCTGCAAACCTATTCAAACTTTGCGGCAGCATCGGCGAGAATCTTGCCTGCAAGGATGCTAACCTTAGTATCCTTGTTGACGGCCTCAAAGCGGAACGCGCGCCACACCTCAACGGGAACCTTGGCACTAAGCTGCTTAAACTCAACCTTGGCGGTCTCTGCGGACTCATTCTTATCAGACATTGGTCTTCCTTTCTTGGTTGTTCACGATAGGTCTATCGTGAAGTCTTGTTGTACTAATATTATACCCCCACTCACTCTCTTTGGCACAAGTTTTCCGGGGATCTTGTGTTGGTGATATATATCACTAAACTTAAGGGAGTTGGCGATATTGCGAGGAAGGCCCGCAATGTGGACATCGTACTCCCCCGTGGTCTTTTGCTCCATGTATTGCTTCGGTCTGAGATAGATTGCCCTCTCGAATCTGCCCTCGTGCTTCCACGCCCCAAAATGGGTAGGGTGTATATCTAGGCCGTGTGCTTCTCCTATCATATGCAGTGAGTCGGTATCCGCATAGCAAAACTGGCCGTAGTGCTGCTGCGCCGCCCGTATCGTATGTGCACGCGCGTATGCTGTGATAAAAACCCCCATAGGCGTATAGACGGGTTTTTTCTCGCACTCTGGCCCTAATGCCAGCTTAACCACATCGCCGTCAAGGTAGGGAAACTTTCCCGTGGCGTCAGTACTTGACGCAAACTTACCATACAGAGAATTGAGGTGTAGTTTTGCCAAAGTACGCTGCGCTCCCGTAGACGTTTCCTTTATACTGCGCCATTTGTCAACGTAATCAAGAAAAAAGTCGCTTCGGGCCCTAAAAAGATATGTGCCCAAAACGGCCAAAATATCCACATCGTATTGTTCCTGCATGAGCTCAAAATCGACATTTGTAAGATAAAGAACCGCCGGTTCAAGTACTTCTTTCTGGTACTGAACGCCATTAAAGAAACGTGACCCCTTAATTTGAATCGTTGGAATGCGGCGTTCCTTGAGTTTGAACGTACACATAATACTTTTAATCCATAACGGATGGGTGTCTGTCGGTTCGACGTCGCCGTCCACAAAAATGGGTTCACCGTAGGGTAGCATTTTTGATTCCATGACGTAAGGGTACAGTGAGTTGACGTCATAAACATTAACATTGCCCACGAATTTTTGTTTCCAGGTCTCGTCAACGTATGTAAATCCTCCCCTGTAGGCGTGGCGAATATCATCGTCCATCGACTTAGGAAGTGTGGGAAAAGTCGTTTCAAAAACTTTCCTAGACATGATGTCTTTAAAATCGGCAAGCGCCTCACTTCCAACGGTTAAGCGCTTTTTTCCCCGTGTAAGCGTTTCGTAAAGAGCGTCTGCGACAATGCATACATCACGTTTAATATAAAACTTTTCATCCTCTGTCAGCTCATGACCGACAGGTCGTTCGATCTCGTAATCAAGATCGCCTTTTTCCATATCAAGATCAAAAGCTTTGGCAATATCGGCAACGGAAAAAGGCAACAGCTTATATGAATCGACAAAATGTTGGTACTTTCCATTGTTTTTCATCGATATCTGATAAAATTTACCCATTTTGTCGATAATTCCCGTAAATTCACCGTATTTAGGGAATTGTGCTTCAGACCATTCACGCCCATTTTTCAACTCATAATCCAAGATGAACGCTGAATCATATGCAAGATTATGGAAATAGATTTTTCCTGAAAGTTTCTTAACATGGGCCATGAAAGACTGGATGTCGGTGCCGTAAACAACGTCATGGCTTCCAATGGTCACAATAGCCCATGCCCACACCCGGCAATTATCTTCCCGGGTGTTGGCTTCAAAATCGGCTACGTACCCTAAATATTTAGAGCGAGTGCCCATTTAATTTGCTCCCGCGCCTCTTCATACGCGTCAACAAACAGCCCCTCTCGCATCTTATTCATTCTGCCCTTTGTCATATACTCCTTAGCAATTTCATACATTAGAGCCGTGTTGTTAGCAAAACCCGTGTAGTTCCATAGGGCCATAAACTGGTTGGCATTCAACTGGCGAAGCTCATTGACAAAATCTGCACCGACGGTGTAGTTTGCCATGTCTATTGCTGATTTCCAGTCCGAAGCTGCAATCTTTTTCATGTAATTCTTGGACATTCGTTTCTCCACACCTTTAAGATGTTCCTCAATCGCCTTAGGCGACTTAATCTGATGTGGTTTGAGTACAGGTTCAGGAGCCAAGGCATGGTGAACATTTCCCGCAATACCAGGGTGGGGGAGCCTACGAGCCGCCACATATTCTTCAATAGAATACGATGAACGATAGGCTGGAAGTGACTTAACCTTATCCCACCACTTCTTAACAACAAGGTTTTTCGACTCTACCTTGCTAACGTATGCCCGATAATCGCCTTTATCGATGGCTCTACCGCTCGCGCCGCCAATAAACTGACGTTGGCGCGACAAAAACTTTTCCATCTTAACCATCTGGGCGCGAAGCTGACGTGAGTTATATTTTTTCAACTTTTGATCGGAAATACGCGGATCATATTGTGTGCCCGCAATGATAACTCCTTTCTTAAGATTGCGCCTAACCTTCGCCGTCACTTTCTTTTCAAGTTTGGCGTATTCTTCTCTGAGCGCGTCAATCTGGCGCTTCTTCTTTTGTTTCACGTGAAACACTCCTTTAAACAGAGTAGGGGAGTGAAAACCACTCCCCTACCTGTTTCCTCAATCAATTAAGCGGCGCTAATCTTTACATTAAAATACCTGCGCTTATTGCGGGACTTGCCCTCAACAATAGTCACCTTGACCTTGTTCCTCCAGTCTTTTCCACTTGCGTTGTCAACGAACAGTGCAACGGAGCGATAAACGGTCCGAGAAATAGTGGAAATAGACATGCCATCATCACGGATGAAGACGGTGCGAGGTTCTATCGTAACCTCACCAGTGGTATCGTTGACAACCTCCGTAGGCTCAATAACGATGTCGCTAAGAATGAAGGTCTTAGGCTCCTTGACCTCACCATCCATGATGCTTTCAATCGAGATGGTTTCGTTAAGCGCGTTAGTGAGCTTTATAACATCTTCAAGCGTTTTACACTCAAAGGTGGAGCGGCGAACAAGTCCGTTGTTGGTAGGTTCGGCTGCGACGGTAATTTCATTGGTTGACATTTTACTTATCCTTTCGTGTTGGGGGGTTGGTCCGTCATTGCACGGAGTTCCCGCATGTTCAGTTTGTTGAAATGAGCGTCTCTCATGCCGAGATACTCTCCGTCGATGTCTATCCAGTCACCCTTCTGGTCAAAGGTGTCTGGCACAACATCTTTGAGAAGATAATGGTTTTTCTTGTCAAAAACCATCACTCCCGACCGCCGATAAAGCATGATCGCTATAGCCATCATCGACGGTACGTATTCGTATTTGGCGCGATACGTGTACACCACATGAAGGGCGTACATTTTTGCACTGTAGCCAGCATTGCCATGTGGGTATTTCTTCAGCGAGTGCTTGTAGAGTTCCATAGCCTTTTCGCTGAAGTGGTGGATTATCTCGCTAATTCGCATTTTTATAAACCTTATAATCGTAGCGAAGGAACCGGTCTACCAAACGTTGGAGATGTGCGGGGTTGGAATTGCCTAGCTCAATAATGTCTATGATGGACATGTCTCACCACCTAGTGACAAAGGTGTCGTAATTAGCGTCCATCGATTGCCATATGGACTTTGGTGACTTAATCTCGCCCGTTTCTATGAAATGTTTCGCGACAGTAAAAATGTTGTCAAGGCGAGCATTGTCAAGGTTGTCGGCCTCCCAACTCATCTTCTCGATGAGATTAGGGCCGTCATAAAAGTAGGCCCAACCATACCAGCCGATATGTTTAAAAATGAACATACGGTTATTGGAATGATGTTCAAGCACCCTGTTATAAAAGGTTGAATATTCCTCGTGCAATTCCAGCTTGGCTTTAAACTTTCGGGTGATTGAGTCATTGCCGTGAGTATTACAAGGGTAACATTCATCATTTGTATACCAACGTGGTTCATGTTCTTTGAACGTCTTGG